TTGGATAAACTTAGGAAGGCCACCATTAACTGGGTACTCGAACCCTTAGGTATAAATACTTACGACAAATATTTGGACAAAAAATTCTGGCTAGATACAAGCGATCGCTTAATGTATGAAGGTAAGGCTCCAGAACTTTCTGCCACCAAAGCATCCAGAATGCCCGCCTTTTTTGAACACAACAATGTCAACCTCCCACAATATGCTTGAGGCCATCACTGGTCCCAACATAAAATACATCCTCGAAGAATTAGAGGAGAACTTTCCACCAATCACACCAAACCCAGAGGACTCAATGCAAAAGATTATGTATAGATCTGGACAACGCTCTGTGGTTGAGTGGATTGTCCACAGAATGGAAGAGGTAAGAAGCGATGGCTTATGATGAATATGGAAGATGGGTTCCAAGTGAAGATATAAATTGGGATTTATCTGCAGAAAACAGAGATGCTCTAAGACTAGAGTTAACAGCAACAGGATTAGACTGGAGACACGAAGGTAAGTATGCTTTCCGTACCTCTCAATGGGGACAGATGACAGAGAGTGCAAGACTTGGTGTATTACAAGTATATGATTCTTGGTACGATGAAGGAGGTCAACTAGCTTTAAATGATGAAGCTTGGGGGCTTGATCTTGAAAGGGAAGTAACATATAATAGTACTTGGGATGCTCAAACAGCATTCAATCAGTTAACAGGTGGATGGGCTAAGCATGTTGAAGTGAAGAAGACTCGAGAATCTTTGGAGAACCCAGAATATAGAAAAGATAAATTAAGACATACTATTGTTGGTACAAGAAAAGATGAAAAAGGACATGAATATACCACTTACATAGAACGTCAGTGGCCTATGGATTGGAAGCATTATAGTACTGATGAACTTTACCGTGCTACCATTGATGAACTAATGGAAGATCCTAAGTTGTACAACACGTTCATGGGACCGGGTGATGATTTCAATAATGCTGTTCAAGTAAGAGAAGCTAATAAAGAAATTAAAAGTTGGATTGACGATGCTTATACTAAAGCACAAGAACTTGGTAAGGATGGTCAGTGGGCTGAGAATGAATTAAAAGCTGAGGTTGATCTTCAAATTGCTAGAGGTAAGCTTACAAATGTACGTTACCCTGAAGGTAGAAAAGCAGGTGGTGGTGTAGGTGGACCATTGTATAACCAACAGGTAGCTATTAGAAAGTACACACCTTGGAATACATTTAAAGAGGGTACTCGTATTAAGAGTAACCCAGTAACAGGGGAGATCCTTGATACCTTTAAGCATAAACTTGTACCTGAACCTACACGTATGACTATTGTAGGTAACAAGTTAGATCAAAACCGTGATGAAGGTATCTTTTATAGTTCTACATTAGGTATGGAACAAGAGATAACTGATAGTATGCTAGGTAAGCCACCTGATATTCCTAAGCCTAACTTAAGTATAAGAAAAGTCACACCAACTAAACCAGCTAATGTAGATGCTGGATGGAAACTTAAAGGAGATGTGAAATGACATACAACTGGTATGATACACGTGCCTCTACTTGGTACGAAGGTTATGGTCCCGGTGGTGGTCCAAGCTCTGGTAACGCAGGTAGTTTTGTAGATCTATCTACTTTAACTGCAGGTACTGCTGATTATAATAAAGCTTTAGATGCTATAACAAATAACATTGTAGGTTTGTTTGAACAGAAAGGTATTACTGCAGACCAAGCTTCAACTCAAACAGTTACTGTTAATGGTAAAGCAATGACTTACAATGATTTACTTAATCAAGCTAAGTCTGGTGATACTAAAGGAGCATTACAAAACGCTGCTGCTGCCGTGACATCTGCTGCTGATCGTGGTGACCTTTGGGGAGCTGATGTAAGCGAAGGTGGTATGCTTGAAAGAGGTAAAAGTTTCTTAGAATCAGGTGTTTCTGATACTACAACCATAGCTGATTTATATGAAAAAGGTTTTGGTAGGTCAGGTGATGCTGATGGAACTGCTTACTGGCAATCCAAATTAGATGGTGGTATGTCTATCCAAGACATTGCTGCATCGTTTGCTGCATCAGATGAAGCTTCTGTTAGAGATGTATACCATGAACAATATGGTAGAGATGCTGATCAAGCTGGGTTAGACTATTGGTTAAGTCAAGACGAATCCGTTACTGGTATTAGTGATGCACAGAATTTACAAAATGTTATCACCTATAGAGGTGAAGACCAAGACGGTGATGGTATAATCTCAGCTGAAGAAAGACTTACCTCTGGTCATCATGTGTCTGCAGAGACTATGGTACGTGATGACCTTCAGAATATAATGGGTCAGGTATCTAATAAAGATGCAGCTAACAATCCATTCTTTACTGATGCAAGCAACGCTGATGTACAAAGATATGTAGATCATATTCGTGGTGCTAGGACAGCTGACATGGTTGATGCTAGTGGAGCAAGAGTAGCAGGTGTTGGTCAACAAGATGCAGCTTACGATGACTCTTTGTTTACTAATACTCACATTGGTTATCGTGGTTTAACTCAAGACGCTTTGAACCAAGGTGATGTTGATGACTTTGGTGCTGATGCAACTGGTATGGGTAGGTTTGGTACAGTAGCTGAACAGAAAGCATACATGGATGCCCACATGGGTGGTGATTCAGGTGACTTGGCAGCCGCTCAAGCTAGTGGAACCTTTGGGAGAACAACAGCAGACTCAACAAGTTATGGTCAGGGAGTATTTTCAGATGTAATGGATAAAACTTGGGGAGCTGTAACAGATGAGAAGACTAAAACTTTAGATGATTATGTACCATGGGATGTATTCAAACCAGATGGACATAAACTAACTAGAAAAGATGCAGGTAATTTGTTGATGGAACAGAACTGGGATTACTGGAAAAAGAATATGACTTCAAAACCAGAAACCCCTCAAGGTACAACACCACTTGATTGGAGTATAGTACCTGAGAAACCTAACCTACCTACACCATTACCAGTAGATAGAAAAGATATAAACTACATGCCTAATGTAAGTTCAGATGTACAAGACACTAGTGGTTACGGTCAAGCTAAGACACAATTTGATCAAGCTGTTAAAGCAGCTACACCTGATATAAGAACAGCACAAGGTACAGCAGGTCAAAGATTTACAGGCACAAGTGCTAAAGGTGTAAGGATGAAAAGATCAAAAGCATCTAAAATGGGTACCATTAGTGGTACAAAACAATTAGGTAGAGAACAACAAACTAAATCCCTTAACATATAATGTCAGCTAAAACAAGATATGACAGTTTAGCATCAGAACGTTCTCAGTTTCTAAACATAGCGGAAGAGGCAGCGAAATTAACCATCCCATATATAATTCGTGGCGAAGAGGAGTTCATGCGTGGTGCTAAAAACTTAAGCACACCATGGCAATCAGTTGGAGCTAAAGGAGTAGTCACTCTAGCAGCTAAATTACAACTAGCATTAGTACCAGTTAACACTAGCTTCTTTAAGCTTCAAGTTAATGATGCAATGCTAGGACAGATTGATCCTAAAATCAAAACTGAATTAGATTTATCCTTTGCTAAGGTAGAGAAAACCATCATGGAATCTATCGCAGCATCAGATGACCGTGTTGTTATACACCAAGCTCTTAAGCATTTGGTAGTAGCAGGTAATGCGTTAGTCTTCATGGGTAAGGATGGTTTAAAACTCTTTCCTCTACATCGTTATGTCCTAGAACGTGATGGGAACGGCAATGTAATTGAAATTGTCACCAAAGAAAAAATTAGCAAAAAATTATTACCAGATTTTGCAGATGAATTATCTCAGCAGCCTGAACAGGTAGCAGAAGATAACGATGACGTTGATGTTTATACACACGTTCGTCGTGACAACAACAGATTCCTCTGGCATCAAGAAGTTAATGACAGAATTATACCTAAGTCAGTAAGTAAAGCACCAGTTGAAACAACACCATGGTTACCTCTACGATTCAATACAGTAGATGGTGAACCTTATGGACGTGGTAGAGTAGAAGAATTTATGGGTGATCTTAAGTCACTTGAAGCTCTGTCACAAGCAATCACTGAAGGTAGTGCAGCGGCAGCTAAGGTTGTCTTTGTAGTATCACCTTCCAGTACAACTAAACCTCAGACTCTCGCAGCTGCAGGTAACGGTGCTATCGTACAAGGTAGACCAGATGACATAGGTGTAGTTCAGGTAGGTAAACAGGCTGACTTTGCTACGGCATATCAGATGATACAAACCTTAGAGAAGAGGTTGTCTGAAGCGTTCCTTATACTATCAGTACGTCAATCAGAACGTACTACAGCAGAGGAAGTTAGGATGACACAGATGGAACTAGAGCAACAGTTAGGTGGACTATTCAGTGTGCTTACTACTGAGTTCTTAGTACCATATCTAAATAGAAAGCTAAGTGTATTCCAAAAGACTGGTGAGATACCTAAAATACCTAAGGGTATTGTACAACCTACCATTGTCGCAGGTGTTAATGCACTAGGCAGATGACAAGACCGTGAGAGTCTTGGTCAATTCCTTACAACTATCTCACAAACCATGGGACCAGAAGCTACTCAGCAATACATAAATCCTGAGGAAGTTATCAAACGTCTTGCAGCTGCACAAGGTATAGATATACTTAACCTTGTAAGAAGTATGCAAGAGGTACAAGGTGAACAACA